CTACCAGCCGCCGCTGAACTAAAAGATGGTGTAGGACGGTTTCCTGAATAAGCAGGAGCATTTGTGCCACCCACTTCGTTCCAGCTTGCGTGTGAGGCTTGCGTATCAGCCGCAACAGCCGTTCCTGTACCTTTTAAACCCATGACAACAGCACCGCCAGCGGTATTACCAAATGCAGTATCTAAAGTAAAGTTGCGGCCAACGGTTGTGACAATGTTGTCAATTTCATCAGTCCATTTAACAAAGCCATCAACGCTGTAGCACACAGCAGTGTAGTGGCCGCCAATACCCATAGTATCTTCAGGCATTGTGTTGTATTTTGTAACCGCTTCCACTTTGTCTGTAGCGGTGATTTTGTCCATAGTCATGGGAAGCTCCTTAATTGGAAGAACGAATTAATGCCGCCGTTGCTGTGTTAGCAGGCATTGTGATGGTGAAATTGGATGAAGTTTTGTCAGACCCAAAGTCCAACACAGCAATGGATTTATTACCTTGGGTTACGTTGTAAATCAAAGCACAACGAGCCGTCACAGCGGCGTTAAACACCACATCTGCAAAGTCTACATAAGCTGTATACCCAGAGGAGTTGATTGTTACGCCCGTCAGAGTAACTCCACCAGCCGTGTAGCCTGTACCCGTCACCTCTGCGGTGGTCGTGTAAACGGTGGTGGACTCGTTTAAATCAGCATTAGCCGTGTACAAGGCAATCTTTAACGTATTGGTAGATAGGTTATGAACGCCTGTATAAAGCTCTGTTTTGAAGCTTGTCGTTTGGGTTTGAAGAATACTACTCATGACACAGGAACCCTTACTTGACCATCACGATAAGCATCCATACGTTGTTTGCCATCACCCAAGTTCTTGAGGAGTGCAATAGCCTGAACGTACCGTTCTTGGTACGTTTTGTACATACCGTCTTCCGGTGCGCTCTTCATGTAAGTTCCTGCTTCGCACAAAGTGCCGTACAGCAACGCAGAGTCAAAGTTATCACCTAGCCATGTAGTCAAGGCAGTCACAATTGATTCTGGGTAGTAATAGTAGTGCAGTTCTGCGTAGTAATTGGCATCTGGTGTAGGGCCAAGGATGAACGACAACTCATTGACGTTAGATGACTGCGGGCCAAAGATAGCGTAATGCTTAGGCTCAGATGCCACTGCGCTCAATGGATATGCCTCACGAACAAAGTTAACATCTTTGTTAAGCAGGTATAGGTAGTCACCTTGGAAAATAACCGTAGTGGACACAGTACCGCTGTTGGCTACAGTCAAAGTTACTGTTGTGCCGTTAATGCTACGCACCACAGCGTTGGTTCCAATGTTTGTGCCAGTTACCTGCTGACCTACAGCGATACCAGTTGTGCTTGCCACAACAATAGTCTTAGCACCAGAAGTTCCCGTAGCAGTTGTTGCGTTGTACGGGTAGATGGCAAGGCTGTACACCGACAGGAAGTCTTCTGGACAAGCCAAGTACTTATTGCCGCTTGACAATACGCCTGTGACATTCTTACGCAAGTTAGCAATCTGCACCGTGTTATAGATGCGCTGCTCCGCCTGCTTGATCATTGTATTGATCGCAGTCGTGTCAAACGTGTTCTGCGTGTAATCAGATACCGCAGTAACAAGTTGGGCGTATGTCATTGCCATCGTTTAAACCTCAACCCATTGGGCCTCGTGCCATTACACCTTTGGTCGCTGCGCCAGTACCACGGATTTTAATTCCAGAAGTTTTAGCGGCTGGCTGTGGGCGGCGAGTAATGTTACCTACAGACATGTTGACCGTCCCAGCATCACTCTGGTCGGGACGGGAAGCTAATTGAGACAAGCCTTCTTTGGCACGGCCTGCGTAGGCCGATGCGGGTTTGTTGTTTACAGCCATGATTAGCCTCGTTTCTGTGCGGCAATTTTTGCCAAGTTACGACCCATAGACAGCATATCGGCATTGGTTTTACCCTTACCTTTACCTTTTCCACCCATAACTTCTTTTTGGGTAGGGCCGCTGTTACCTAAGTTTTTGCCTTCGGTTTTACCCTTTTTAGCAATGCCGTCGGCTGATCTTGTATATGCCATGTTTAAACTCCTTAAGATATCGTTACTGTACCAACAAATGTCGTTGCCACCAAGTAGTTTGGTGTCAATCCTGCATCAAAATTACTAGCTCCACCCACTGGATACCAACCCCACTGAATGTCTCGTGAACCACCAGATAGATTTCCATTAACGTTTACACCAGAAGTGACATACGTTGTGTCCTTACGTGGGTTACGCAAGGCTTGTGGATCATCAACTGGGAACGTCCCCAACATTAACTGCGGCTGATCTGGATCCCAGCACTCTGGACAAACCAACAACTGATACTGACGCTGCTTAATGATTTCAATCTTAAGCTTCTTGAGTTTGTACTGTTGCCCGCAACGATCACATTCAGCAATCGCTATCTTGCCGGATGCAAATCTATTTCCCATTACGTGCCAGTTCCAATGTAGTTAGGACGAGGAACAAACCTTACAGCAGCCTTCTCACGGTCTTCACCAGCGGCAATCTCAAAGGTTTCATCGTAAATCTGTTTAAGCATCTGAATGCGAGGCATCAAGTCCGGTGTCTTGATTGCAATGTGATAAGCCAACCCAGCCACCAAACATGGCAGGAAGCGGAAGTTCATGTCAGATGTCTCCACACCAGCACCCGCATCCTGCACTCGCCTTAAGCGCCAGTACACGAATTGATAGGTGGTGCTGTTATCAGGTGTAGGCCACACAGTAACGGCTGGTAGCTGCGGGACGAAGACTGCTGTGCCATCTGCCTGAGATGCCGCTGTCGTGTTGTTCTGACCACGGAATACACCACCAAGGGTATTCCCTGATATGTAGGTGTAATAGATGTCTTCTGTGTTTAAACGAATAAAGCCTGAACCGGCTAACCCAACCACCGTGTTAAGCGTGATCGTGGTGTCCGTGGAGGTGATGGCTCCATCCAAGACCGCAGTCGTTGGGTTAGTTTGCCCAGAAAGACGCTGAATCCACACTTGGATTGGTCTTGCTTGGCTGAGTTTGTTTGGGATTGTTGCATACGTGGAGACACTAATCCGAGTAATTGTCAGGTCTGCCTGCGTTGATGCAGTGTTAGATCCTGTGCGGATAACATGCTCCAACAAGTCAATGGTATCTGTAGGCAGCGCATATGTAGCCAGACCGGGAGTCAGGGTAATGATCCCCTGCTCCATAGTCCACATGTTGATGCCTTTGTTCTGCCACTCAATGGTCATTAGGTTCATTGATCTGCGTGCTGTACGCAAGTCATAACCTGAACGCATCTCCCGACCCGCACGCTCCCAAGCTTCCTCGGCAATCTCCGTGAAGTCCATATTGAAGAGGGTGCTGCCGGTAGTGGTCATTTTTTCATTCCCAGATTTTGGAGAAGTTTCATCAATTGCTCTTGTTGGGTTACCTGAGAACCAAACGGATTACCCATACTCTCTTGTATTTTTCTTAACAACTCTGGGGATATTGAAGAATTTTCAAAATTTGTAGGCACAGGAGCTAGACTTTTCATACGACCTGAGTTTGAAGAGGGGGGAAGATCAGGCGAAAACCCCAAGTTTTGAGTTGCTTGAGGCGGATTTTGAGTTGCCAATTTAGCCGCATCTATTGCGCCATATTCTGACCCCGGTACACCGCCATAACCAACTGACGGCTCATTAGATCTTCCCATATATGCAGGAACAGCACTTCCACCATAGCCTTCTTCAGGCATAGGTTCATTAAAACCTTCATTAGGCATAAATGTTTGCGAAATCTCTTCTGGTGGTGGAACATTAAACTTACCAGAACCCATCGGAGCAGATCCAGTACCTAAAGCACCCATACCACCTGATGCTAATAGTTTTTGAAACAATGCAACTTGCATAGCTTGGGATTTTGAAGGATCATTTTGGGGGTCTACATCTCCACCGTATGCATATTTTTGCATGGCAGATTGCAAGTTCATAGGGGCACTACGAAGTTGTGTTGTATTGGGGGCATTGGCGGCACGGGGTGCGCCTTTTTCAGCCATTAATCTGTTGTATAAGGGGTTCATTTCTTAGCCGCTCTCATGTTGTCTACTAGGTTTGGATATGGGCGACCAGCAGCTTTTGCCATTGCCTTAGCTTTTGACTTCTTTGCAGAAGATAGCTTCTTAGGTTTACCCAAGTCATCAGGACGAGGTTTATCCCAAACTTCACCGCCTTTGGCAAAACGATGTGTTAATTGAACACCAGCGCCCGGTATTCCAGCGCCACGGTTGCCAATTTTGGCATCTAAATAAGCTTGCAATGAAGTGTTTGGGCCTAATTGTTTTTCGGCAGTTAAGCGCCCAGCCAGTTCTTTCATGCCTTTTGCAAGGTTTAAACGTGGATTTTGAACACCAAATTTGACTTCATCTTCTTTTTCCTTGTCGGAAACAGTTCCACCTTCTTCATATTGAGTGAAGTCGGTGTCGTCACGGCGAGCTTTACGCTTTCCGTTTGGCATCTTAGAGGGCATTACTGCCCCCATTCCACGGCTTGCCATCATGTTAGCACTTCCCGCCGTAGTTCATTTTGACCATCATGCCACGAGTCTTGCCTTTTGTGGCAATACCGTCAGCACGACGTGAAGCAGAAGAAACAGAACCACCCTTGGCAAACTTGCTGCCGGGGAAGCTATTATCAGGACGATCTGGCGAAAACACTTTTGGCTTTGGTTTCTGCGTAGTTTGTTTTGGAGCGGAACCGGGGGGTGTGTAACGAGGTGTTCTCATATCACGACCGGGATCAATAGCATCTGCGGCTTCTTGTGCTGCTTTATCAGGAGAATCACCGGCAGTAGGATCTTTTTCTTTGCGGCGAGTCAAACCTTGCTGTTTGTTTAAATAATCACGCAAAGACATGCCTGACTTCTCAAGCTCTTCTTTCGTCACTACTTTGTTTTTGCGAGGCGATGGCATAGCCGCAGGCGGCGCACCACTATTGTCGTCTTCAGACATTGGGCCTGAACCGGGTTCAATCATGTCAGTCATGGTTTGTTTCATAACAACTCCTTAGCAAGCGCCGCCGCCCATCATGGTGATCATTGTGCCTTTGGTTTTACCTTTAGTGCAGCAACCATCTGCTGCGCTGGTGTAACCACCTTTAGATAATTTGGTCATAGATTGACCTTTGTGTAAACGGCTTTCATGCTTGTTTACAGCTTTTTGCATCATGGCTTTGTCTTGTTTCAAATCCATTGCCATGTCTTCTTTCATGTCGCTCTTAGCCATAGTTCCACCTTTTGAAAATTTACGGCCTTTATCAGCCGATGAGAAATCTTTACCCACTGACATGGGCACGCCTGCTTTCTTGGCAAACGCTGGGTTATGAGCCACCGCTTCCATGAAATTATGTTGTTTTTTGCTAGTGCTTGGCATTACAGCATCCTTCCGCGAGTTTTACCTCGTTGAGCAATACCATCACCACGGCGTGAAGCAGTGCTTACCTTAGATTTTGCCGCAGACTTAACTTTGCCACCACGTTTATATGCATCTAAATCATTGTCTGCATACGTATCTGACATTGCTGATTTAGTGTCATTGGATGAAAAACTGCGATCTTCCACAGGGATCTCGCCCCTATCAGATAGGTAATCTCTACCAACCTCTTTAGCAAGGTTTTTAGCAAACCCTTTTGGATTTATTACTGCTTCAGCCGTACCGGGGGCCGTGCCTAAAGTTTCATTAACTTTTGGGCCAAAGTACTCAATGGCAGAACCAATTGGATCGGCTAACACTCTAACGGGTTTAGGAACATCAATGCCAGCTTTGTCGGCTAAAAATAAAGCAGCTTTTGTTGCGGGATTCATAATTACTCACCCCTTTTGAATAAGCTGGTCAATTTTTGCTTCAAGTTTGTTAAAGCGTTGGTCAATGTGGTTCGTAATGCGATCCACTTCTGCTTGAGTAACGTTATCACGAGCAACCTCCTCACGGGTTTTGTTCAGCAGGATCGTGACACGAGCCAGTTCCCTGAACTTTTCATTCATCATGTAGCCAAGCAAACCCATCACTAAAGTTAGGATTGCTGACCATGCGGTGTTTAAATCTAACAATTCCATGCCCTCAAAGCTTTATTGATGCGTGAGTTTGGATCGTTGGCTGTCTTTGCACTGGTTAGCTTCTTCTTCATGCCGCCCATCCTCGCACAGAAAGAGTCGCGCCGGGAGCCTCCTTCTGGCTGGGGCGCTTTCAAATTCATACCTTGCGCTTTCGCAGAGGCGCGGCCTTTTGCATTCAAGCCACCCTTCTCCGATTTGCCTTCTTTTCTCTGCCATGCTGGTGATTTAGCCATTTACGACTTTCAGTTTGTGTTGGTAAATATTTTCCAACAAAGGCATCACAACTTCTTCACGGAAGTTGCGCTCAAATGTTTCTTGTCCAACGTGAGGGAGGCTAATGTCAACATCAAGATAAACAGTGAAACCCATTTGAGTAGCTCTATCGCAGAAC